GCGAACGCCGATCATCTCTCAGCTGACGTGGCGGCTTCACCCAAGGTGCGCCGGATTCTACGGAACCGCGCCCGGTACGAGGTGGCGAACAATTCCTACGCTCGCGGGATTGTCTTGACGCTGGCCAATGACGTAACCGGAACCGGGCCACGGCTTCAGATGCTTACCGCTGACGGCGAGGTGAATCGCCAGATCGAGGCTGAGTTCATGACCTGGGCGAAGGCGATTGACCTGCCCGGCAAGTTACGCACGATGAGGGCGGCCCGGGCGCAGGACGGTGAGGCGTTCGCCGTCCTGTTCAACAATGACAAACTGGACTCTCCCGTCAGTCTTGACCTTCGCCTCATCGAGGCCGACCAGGTAACGACACCAAATCTGCTGGTGCCCAGGAAGACGGCCGTCGATGGCATCGTCCTGGACGAGTTCGGCAATCCCACTGAGTACCACGTTCTGAAGGAACATCCCGGCGGTGGGAAGGCCGCGTTCACGGCGGACTACGACCACGTTCCCGCTGAGGCGATGATTCACTGGTTCCGGGCTGATAGGCCGGGGCAGAACCGCGGCCTTCCAGACATCCTGCCGGCGCTGCCGCTTTTCGCCCAACTCCGTCGCTACACGCTGGCTGTCATCGCGGCGGCTGAGTCGGCTGCGAACATCGCCATATTCATGAAGACCAACACCCCGGCCGGCGGCGAGGCGGCAGAGGTCGAGCCTATGGCCACGATGGAGTTCGAGCCGAACATGGCCATCTTCGGGCCGGAGGGCTGGGAGCCGTCGCAGATTCGGGCAGAGCAGCCGGCGACCGGTTACGGGGAGTTCAAGCACGAGATTCTCAATGAGATCGCCCGTTGCCTGAACATGCCGTACAACATCGCGGCCTGCAATTCGTCGGGCTACAACTACGCCTCGGGGCGACTCGATCACCAGACGTACTTCAAGAACATCCGTGTCGAGCAGTCGCATATCGAAACGGTCGTCCTGGACCGCATCTTTGCCGCGTGGCTGGCTGAAGCGGCGCGGGTCTTTGGCTTCGGAGTAACAGAAGACCCCACGACCTCGCTCGGGGCATGCTTACCGCACCAATGGTTCTGGGACGGCCACGAGCACGTGGACCCGGCCAAGGAGGCCAAGGCCCAGGCGACCCGCCTGGCGAACAACACAACCACGCTGGCTGCGGAATACGCCCGTCAGGGCAAG